CAATTCCTGAAATTCACGGCCACGCATGGTTTCTGCGTGTAATTCCTGCTCGCGGCTACTGGCCATTAGATACCTCCTGCGGCATCGCTGCCTTGGCCGCCAGCCCCGCCATCATGATTTCATGTTCACGGGTTTTGTATTCCAGTTCCATCGCCAGCTCCTGCCTGCGCAGCGCAAACTCTTGGGTCTTAAGCTGCAGTTCCTGCTGCGCAATGGCCAGCTCGCCCTGCTGCTTCTGTGCGTCCAATTGCATCTGTTGCTTCTTTCCCTGCAGCTCCAGACCAGCCTTCTGCTGATCCGCCTGCCCCTTGACCTGCATCATCTGCATTTCCATCATCGCCTTTTGCTCATCGGGATTGGGCTTAGGCGGTCCCTTGGGCGCTTTCTTCGGATCGGTGAAATACTGGTCCGCATTCTTATGTCCGGCACTTTCTGCGATCTTCACGCAGTTATTGTAGAAGTTCTCTGGAGTTACAATGCCTACTTGCGCCATGTCCTTCTGAACCTGCAACAGGTTCATGTTCTGCGTCATGACCGCTTCACGAGAACCTGAGCCCAATCCCACGGCGATGCTGGCATCCATGTCGGCATTCCATGAGCGGGGATCAAATTTAACCCATTCGCCCCGGAGGCGGATGACCCGCTCTTTGTCCTGGTGCTTGATGGTCAGCCCCAACAAGGTGCGGAATAACTTTAAAATGCCTGTTTCCGCGAAAATACGGGCTATCAGCTCAATGCGCTGCTGGCTGGCACCCTGAATCAGTTGAATGCCGGTCGCCGTCTTGTTCAGGCTGTCGGCATCAAGGCCCTGGTTATAGCGGGTCACGCCGGTGCGCGTTTCACGTACTGAATCCTGGTATTCGAGCATCTTGAAGGCCTCGGGCGGAAGATGCTGCATCTCAAAGGACTCTACCGCATCCAGCCGGTCCATCATGACCACGCCGTTCGGCACGGAATTGATAAGCGCGTTGATATCAACGCCCATGCCACGCTGCACTTTGTGCCGCTGGTTGGTGATGGCATAAAGATTGTCCATCATTTGGCGCAGGATAGCGGTCTTAATGGACTGAATTTCCATTACCAGATCGGCCACGGAACGCCCATAATGCCGGTGCGGCATGATGATTGGCGTCAACGAACACATCGGGTTTTCATCTACCTCGACATTCGCCAGAATCTTGCCATTCTCGGCATCCCCGGCGCGGGTGACCATGCGGAGCTCCGCCTTGCCGTCGCCGTCATAATCAACGCGGATAAACAACACGGAAATCCACACTTCCATGCGGGAGCGGTCTTGGGAATCTACGGTGGTATTGAAGGCCCGATAGCCGTCCTCGTCATTCCATCGAGCGATTTCCTCTTCGCTATTGCCAATGTAATCATCGCATGGCTGCAGATCGGCCAGGTCCTCTTCGGTGAATCCCTCGGCCAGCAGGTCAGAGATAGTCTTACGGCATCGGTAGCCAGAGATGCGCGCCGTATCAATGTCCTTGGAACCGCGGGAGATAATCGCGTATTCCGGCGGGATGTTCATCAGGTCAATCCGTCCTTCTTTCACGGTGCGGCGGATTTTAACGTCATATGTCGGTCCCATCGGCATAGGCTGTGCCATCATAGGTGGATGAGAATTGGGCATGGGTTGGGGAAGTGGGCCTTGCATCGGAGGAATAGGAGGAGCAGCGGTAGCGGGCATCACCCCGGTATCCCCATCGGCTGCATTGGCGTGGAAGGCGGCATGGGCATTTCCTGCATTTCCTCATTTGGCATGACACTCAGCAGTTCAACGCCTTCATCCTGCAGAAGCAGGGCAATAGAATCCTCATCCAGACCGGTATAGGACTGGGTTACACTGCGCTCTTCCATCTTCCAGTAGGGGAACAAATAGCCGTTACGTTGCAATAGCGCGTCCTTAAACCAGGTGTAGAACGCCAGGAATCCCTGATTGTCATTGTTAACGATGTAATTTATGTAATCGGTGGCCTGCTTGGCACTTTGCTCATCGTCAGGCGTGCGTGGCTCGTATTTGACAATCTCGTCGCCGCTAAAGAATATCTTTAGCAGGCTGGGCAGGATGGATTCTACCGTGTCCTGCACGTCACTGGCCTGCACTTGTGAATGGCCGGGGCGTTCGTCGCCCAGGGGGGCGTTGACATAGGCATCCAAGGCTTTGGCGCGTTCATGGGCAATCTGCGATCCGCTGCCGGAGGTGTAGCTGATGGCGTCTTGCAGCTCGGCATCAATGATGGCATTCAGCGTCTGCTCGCTCATCGGCTCCTGTTTGCGCGTGCGGGCGCTATCGGAAGGCGTATCCGCCCCAATAAAAGTCAGATCATCCTCCAGCATTACCGCACCCAGCTCGTATTAATCACCGGGCGCGTGACTTCCGCCGTCACCGGGAATGCAAAGGTCAAAGCCAGTGCGTCACCCGTATCAGGGCTCCGTAGTCCTCGTTTCTTCATGTCTTCCTTTTTCTCCAGTTTAAGGCGGGTGTTGCTATCATAGCTGTAGGACACACCACACAAGTCGCCCTGCAGTTCGTCACTGTCGGGTAACTGGACCGGGCCGTCATTCAGCCAGTCTTTCAAGTTGCCCCACATCTCCGCCCGCTTGTTGTAATAGAGGTCATCCTGTAGCGGCTTGTCTCCCCCGTTCACCGCAATAATCTTGTCGCCTAAGCCCATCTCACGCAGGCGGTCAACCACCCCCGCGCCGAGGCCGCCCACGTCGATGAACAACTTTTGCAGCCCCTCGTTCTTAATGAGCAACGCAGCCAGTCCCGCTACTTCCATCGTGTCTTTCTTCGCCCAACTCTGCAGCCCGAATGCCTTACGGCCTTGTCTCATGATGAAGCTGGTGCGGTCATCACCGAACCGCGCAGGATCAAGCCCGCCTATCTTCGCACCGTTCTGCGGCGCCTGCGCCTTGCGAGCGGTCATCACCAGTTTCGGCTGGATGAAGCTATCCACGCCGGACATCTGGAAAGCTAAGGCCGCAGTTGCAGGATATTCCTGGTGGAACAGTGACCAGTCGCCTTTGAAGTCCGCGAGCTTCGAGCGCATCCAGGCGATCTGCTCAGGTGTCAGGCCATAGGCTTCTGCATATTCCTGTTCTTCGGGCGTGGCAGCAAAGCCCTCTGGCACCGCGCGCGCGTATTCCCCCTGCCAGTACCAAGGGATGAATATCGCCTCATAATCGGACAGGCCAGCCTCCGCTTGTTGCCATAATTTGTGAAACGCATTGCCAGTGCCATTGGCGGTAGACTCCAGGATCACTTCGGTGCCATCCGCATCGGGGATCGCCTGCATCACGCCCGCCATGTGGTCATCCGCATGGGGCCAGAATGCCACCTCAGACCCATGAAAATACTGAATGGTGCTAGAGCGCCCTGTTCCCTTGGTGCCTGCCGTGCCCACCTTGTACCCGCTATCCAGAAGGCTAAACACCAACTCCTTGGCGTTGGACGCCGAGGTCTGCGGCCTCACCAGCGGATGGCAATATTCGTGGTAGCGCCCCACCATGTCGAACAGGTTGTTGGTTGCTTCCTGCTCATGCGTCAGGATGAATGCCCGCACGCCCTTACGGTGCGTTACCTTCCAGTAAAAACGGCCTTCCGTGTAGGTAGAGCAGCCCTGCTGACGGCCTTTCAAGATCAGGGCTCGCACCCTGCCTTTTTCGGATAATTGGTTTTCCAGGCGCTCATGGATGTAAAGCTGCGCCCGGTTAAGCAAAAGGGGCTCAATGGCCCCCTCTTTCGTTCTGATCTTTAGTGCGCGGCTGGCGTAGTGTTGGAAGTCATCCTTGAGTCGCTGGCGGATGGCTAGTTCCTGCTTAGGCAAGCTCATCCAGGCTAGCTTCGTGTAAATTAATTCCGCCGCTATGCTCGATGGCCTTACGTTTGGGATAGACGTACTGGCAAAGTTCTTTGGCGGCAGCAATGCGCTGGTCTAGGGTGGGCAGCACCGGGCCTTCCAGGAAATCGTCTTCCAACTCAGCCACACCAATGCGGGCGGTCAGTGGCTTACCACTGGCCACCATCGCAAGCACCTCGAGCGGCTCGCAACCGTAATGCTCAAGCATCGCTTCAATGGCCTGCGTCTTCTTGTTCGGCGTGCCTTTCTGGCGTCCGCCCCTGCGCTCTCCCGGCGCTGCTCCTCTGTTAGACATATTTACTAATCTTCACTTCTTTAGCCTCAGCGGCCTTTTCCGCCCTTGCCGCCCTTTTTCTTGGTCTTAGCCATGAGTGCCTCCTTGTGTTTTTGGTTAAATTGCCTCTGAATACAAATTCATATCGGAGTTAGTTAACGCCCACTCGCCATATAACTCTCCAGCTGCCCTGTCGTAGGCTCTTGCCGCCAACTGTTCATTTGGATATGAACCCAGATGTATGGTTCTCCCATCTTTATAAATCGCAGCATGGAAAGTCGTTTTCTTCGCTGTCACACCTTTAAATTTCGAGGACCTGTTTTTTTGCTTTCTAAGATTTCTCATATTTTGAGAATGAGTGCATAATCTTAGATTATCTAATCGGTTATCTAGCGGATCATGATTCTTATGATCCACCATTTCGCTACTATTGGCGCCAGCAATCACTCTATGCATCAGTTCAAGTGTCCACTTGCCATCTTCGCGCCGAATGTTTCTAGCCGCGTAGAATCCGACCTTCGCCTTCAGCGCGAACCAGCGCTTGTTTTCGACCAAGTGCTTTGAAGAATTCGATACTAATGCAACTAACCCGCGCGAAAGGCGCACTTCAAAAAAATCATTTGTCATAAATTTCTTCCTAAAACGAAGAAAACCCGCTCCGGCTGTGACACCGTGCGGGCTGATTTTACGGGAGAGTGAGACCAAATTCTGGTCGCACCAAACCCCTTACCCAAGATGGTATAAAAATCCCATGTGCAAGTCAAGAGTTATCCACAAGCGATTCTTCGATAAACTCCAATGCACGCTTCAAGCTATCTTCCAGAATGTCAAAGCATACATCGTACAGCGCATGGGTTTCACGCTGCTCAAAACAGATGATGCTCACCACGCGCCGCGCTTCCCTGGTCATGTACTGCATGGTCTTGTGATAGAGGTCGACGGCATTGACCTGCGTCATGTTGTCCGAGAACTTTTCCCACACCTCCGGGTTCTCTTCCGTCAGCCGTTCCAGGGTCAGCTTGCCATAGCCATTACGCCTCATGGCAATGTCATGCAACTCCGTAATCCGCACCCCTGCCCTATGCTGGTCTTCATTGAGCCGCTTGTCCTTGTGGTGCAGGCGGTCAAGCAATAGCGGGAATTCCACCATGGCCCCCAGCGTCTCCATGCGCCCCGTGCCAATCAGCACCACACCACCCTTGAAACTGCGTTCTGGTGTGGGGAGTACGCCGATCTTAGCCGATTCAATCACCGCGACCAGTGGCCGGGCCGTCTCCATCTCCGTGTTCATAATGCAATTCCCGTAAATTGGTGTTATTATTCACTTGCATCATGATCGCCCTACGCCGTTCCAGACCGGTATCGCCTCCCAAGGGCGGTATCGGTTTTTAGTATTTTCCAATTTTGCTCACGACATTGTCGTCTATGGCCAAATAGGCCCTAATCACATTTTCAATCTTTTGTTTCGTGATTTTGGCGAAGGTCGGATTAACCTTCACTTCATAGTCCCAATCCATCACTACCATTCCCGTAGCAAGTGATTCCGATTGAATGGTCTGCCACCAAACGCGAGTGGCGGCATCTAAGGCCTTGGTGTTGATGTCGATTACTTCAATGTTGAATGTCGCCTTGCTCATACATCCGCCATCCATTGACCCATACCCACTAAGCGATGGCCAGTGTTGCTCACCATTGCGAGATAGCCATTCTTAACAACAGCCGAAACACGAAATGCGATATCATCCGACATTCGCAGCCAGACCTTCTGGCCATCTTCCGGCCATTTGTCATCAAGGTTAATCCATTCACTCATACCACCCCCGCTTTCAAATCCGTGAAATAAGGCCCGTTGTCAGACATGTACAAAC